TTAATTAAACTTCACCTATTATATATCGCTATATAATTTTGTTTCAGATTAGTTAATCTTCTTTAACACTGCACCATGATCAACGTATGTTACACCAGTATTAGTAGCTTGAATACAACTTCTATTTACAAAGTAAAGATCTGATGTCCAGTCTGGACTATATGATTGAATACCTGATGTGTTAACGTTACCATCTACATCTGAATAAGCCATTCCAGTAACTAATTCTGTACCAGCACCAGTACCGTCTGCTACATTAATATATAGATTCTTTTGGAAACCTACTGCCCAATCAGCATCTGATAGAGCTAATTGTCCCATGTTTACCTCTTCAGTTGCACCACCACCGACAGTACCGTTAGTAGAAATCCAATATGCACTCCATATAGTATTAGCACTACTCGAAGCACTCATTGCACCACTTAACTGTAATATGTCTCCTGCACCAAATGTATTAGCTGGGATTAATACTGATGAATAAATAACATCACATCCACTTGATGAGTTACCTGTTGTTCTAGGTAGGCTAACCATCGGTGCTGATGGAGCTGCTGGTAAACCAGTTACTGTAGCGTTTGTAAAGTCAACGTTAGTTGCTGGTGCTCCAGGAAAACTTAGACCAAATTCATACGTACCATTAGATATATTCGTAGTACCTGCTAGGGCATCTACATATGTTAAACCAGTTAAAGCTAAATTAGCTGAGTTTAGATCGATAGCTCTAGTACCTGATGTAAGTGTAACAATGTCACCGATACCTACACCTGTACCATCACCAATAGAGATAGGTAGTTCTTGACCGTCACCGTATTGTAACTTTGCAGGTGGAAACGGTCCTCCACCTAAATTATTTGCTGTTTTAATCAGCCCTTGATACGACTGATCTATTTGTTCGTTTTGTAAACTTGCCATATTATTCGTTTTCTAATTTTAGAGCTGCAAGCTCTTTTTCTAATGCAGCTATTTCTTTTTCTAGTCTTTCGATCTCAGAGATGTTTCTCTCTTCATCCGGTACTCTAATTACGTTACCGTCTTCGTCTTTTATGTATTTTACGTATCCACTCATAATTATGATCTTTGTGTTATTGAAACTCCAGATACTTGATATGAACCTGTAGTTGAATCATTCCATAATTGGAAGAAGAAGTGTTGGTCGTTCGCCCAGTTAATGTTATAGATTTCTACTGGGTCACCACCACTACTGGTATCTTGATTCGGTTGTTGTACTGGCATTACAAATGTACCAGACGAAGTAATGAATAAAGTTTTGTCGTACCAAATTCTGTATCTTTGATTTGGTGACTGTAACTGTCCTAATGAAAAGTTATTCGCACTAGAAACAGGTGCGTTACCTACAGTCTGTTGTTGATCTGAAATCCATATTGATGAGTAACCCCAGTTATTTAAACCGTCTCTATATTCGATCTCTTGTATGTTAATTACATCACCTACACTATAAGTACCACCTGGAATAGTTACGGTCTCATATACAATGTCATTTGACACTGTTGTACTTAGAGACCATGGAGTACCTACAAAGTTAGTACCACCACCTCCACCACCAGCTGCAGCCCAATTGTAGTCGTAGTCTGTACCAGTAGTTTTAGTTAATACTTGACCAGTTGTTCCTCCAGTCGGTGCTAAACCTTCTAGACCTGATACAGTTGCTCCTGATAAATTTAAAGGACCTGCAATTGTATTAGTAGTAGGATTTGTTACAATGTAGTTACTACCTGCACCAAATCCTGCATTATTTTGGTCTACTACTAAATATTGTGATGCTGTAGCATCATCTAATCTAATACTAACATCTTTCATTTCAGTACTACCAACTCCACCACTGGCGCTTTGTTTAAAATACTGTGTGTTAATGTTACTACCTAGTTGTAGTTCAGTCTGTGACATTTTTATCATACTGTCATTACCTGCACCATCTGTTATCGCATTGAAGCCATTGGCTTGTAAAGCAGCGTTATCACTTGTTTTAAGTAATCCAAGGTATGAACTTTGGATTGGATTTCCTGTTAATTGAGCCATATTATCTCTTTTTTAATTTTATATTGCTTCCCAGTTATCTGGTTCTGATTCCCAGTTATCACTGGCGCCTTCCCATAATACTTGAACTGGCGGTGCTGCACAAGGAGAAGTGGAAGACCATACTCTTGTTTCTACACCAAAGTTATTTTGATTACCTCCCCAAGTACATGGATTGGCTGGTACACCATTACAAGCCTCATCAGCTATTGCGTACCACCATGAACCATTCTCTGGTGCACCTATACCATAATAATTAGCTAGGGCTATAACCCATGAGCTATTTACTGGTTGTGTTACACCTAATTGGTAACATAATGTTTGTAACCACGAGCCATTCACAATGGTTGTAGCACCTAAATAAATTGCGTATGCAGAAATCCAACTACCATTATTAGGAGCTGTTACTGCACCGCCTGAGGCACATTCTACGTAGTCTTTAGTTACTGATTTTATATCCATCTACTTAGAAATATAATTTTAGTTAGAGTTGTTTAATTTCTTAAGAGCAACTTTTAGTTTTTTAATATTCTGCTTAGTCGCCGACGATTGTCGTGGAAGGACCGCAGTCCGAACAGTTTCCGTATTTCTCTTCATAATATCTTAAATTTGAATGTGGTACTACTAATCCGCTAAAATAAGGATTAGATTTATCTGGTGTCATTCCATCAGTACCTGGGTTCGTATAATCTGCAAACATACTTGGATTATCAAAAAAGAATTTGATTAATCTTTTATTGTAAAATTCTGCAGTATCTAATGTTGATTGTCTAATATATTGTAATTCATCTAATGTAGTAGGTGAAGTCTCTTCTGTGGTGCCATTCAGTATGCCCTGGTTAGCTATCTTATACTTAATGCTTGGTAACATTAAATACAGGCTATATTGCATTAGAGTTGGCCCAATGTAGTCATTAAGCAATGTCTTCTCATCAGCTGTTAAATCATCAGCAATTACACCTGCTTTAAGTCTATTGTATAATTTAGTACCTAAAGTAGCCTGCATGTAAATGTCTTGTGCCTGTATAATAAATGGAGTAATCTCATTCATACGAACATTGTCGTCTAACTGAGTCCATTGTTTCATTCTTTGTTCTGATACCAGTAATGCTGTATTTGCCATATTAGTCGTTTGCTATGTTTGTTATATCTTCTTGTAAAGCAGGATCATCTGCTTCAGTTCCGATTATCATTGGTACTGGCTCTACTTCTAGTTTAACATTAAAACCTGCAAGACTTAGAATATAACCGTATGTATCAATAATTTTAGATTGTTTAGGTCTTACTACAGTATTCATAAAGTGTGAGTAAGATGTAATGATCTCGTCTGAGTTACTAGAGAAACCTGCACCATCTTTAATACCTAAAAGAAGTGGAGAAGTAATACGGTGTGCAGTAAGGATTCGTGACGTTATTCTTTGTTCGAGTGTCAAGTAGTAATCGTCGTTAGCATTCTCGATTGGTGTCACCTGCAGTTCTTTACCTGGCTCAGAAAAAGCCAAGAAGAATCTACCAGCATTCTCTTCTCCACTGAATGTATCTTCTATTTCTCTATAAATATCTCTACGTTCTTCTGGATTTGGTATTCCGTTTCTGAACTGGACGAACATACTTGGTGCGAGTCCATTAGAGATGTTTGCGTTATGGAACCTAGACACCCTCGCATCAAGCTGAATATCATTAACACCACCAATATAAGCGGGTAAAGGATAGATCTCTTGACCTGGGTTGTAGTTTTTACAATAATAGATTTGACTTGCGCTATCTTTCTTTGTATCAGTTGGATCATAACTTTTATATTCTACTGGCTTATATTTTCTGATCTGTGACCAATCAGATGAATAGTAGTAACTATGTATGTTATCTTCTTCATCCGGCTTGCCTGATCTTACGTTTGCAAATGGAAGGTGGTAAATCTCTGCTATTCTTGTACCTTCTTTATTCCATATAATGTTTAGTGAGTAACCACCAAATAATGTGTAGTCTAAACTGATTCTAGAGAATATCTCGTCAATAGTATCTCCATCAGTGTTAATATATTCTCCACCATAGTCTTTAATACCTTCTCCAAAGATACCGTCTCTAATAGCGTCAATACATGTATGATTCATTGCAGAACTATCGTATAAGCCGATTAGTTGCTGTGGGAATAGATTATCTATACCAAACTTAATGTAGTCTTTTCCTCTTTGTTCTTGGATTACAGGTAAGTCTAGCGCTTCGAATTTGCTACCTTTAATACTATATAATCCTTCTGGGTTTGTGTTTCTCATATTATGTTTTAATAATTTGGTCTAAAGTATGTATCTGCCTCACGGTTCTCGTTATCTGAGATATAATCAACCGTACCAGTATCACCTCCAGGCTGTGTAATTATTTTTACAATGTCAGTATAAGGACCTAATGCCCATGTATAATAACCATTTACGTGTTTATCTTCGAAATCAGGTGGTAAGTCTACCATAAACTCTGCATATCTTGTATTTTCACTAACAATTGTCCAGTCACCAGATGCTACAGTTACTAGTACTTCTTGTGAATACTGTGATTTAAGTGTGAATGTATCGTTAAGATCTAGTGCTGAAGTAGGATTATTAATGAAAAAGAATGCTTCTTCTGCTGTTATCGTTGTCGTCATACTGTATAATGTGTGTTTCTACTTAGAAATATAAAAAGACTACAAGTTGTAATTCAAAAAAAAAGAGACCCGTTAAGGTCTCTTTCTTGTTTATATAATAGTGTCGATTATTAAGCCTCGACGATACTACCAGTAACTTCAAATGATGGAGATTCTTCCATTCCAGAAATTGTTAATTCATATCCGTTTCTGTCACCGTAAGCGGTACCAGATACTGATGAACCTGCTGTCATGAATGCACCTCTTTCAACACCAACGCTAAAGTACTTATCGTTGTTGTCTTTAAATACTACAACCATATCAGTTGCTTGAGCCATCAGTAAAATCTGATCTCTCTTAGCAGCTTCCATTTTGTTGAATATCATTGTAAGAGCTTGGTCATAAAATACAGTACCATTCTCTTGAGATACATTTATAGTTTCGGTAAATGAACTAGTTTGTCTTGGAACGTCAAAATCAAAGAAGTCACCAGGTACAAGGGCTGAACCAGCTACAGTAATTGCTGAGATAGTTCCTGAGGATTGTGTAATAGATTCAACTGGTCCGTTAGCGATAAAGATCTTGTCAATACCACCGTTAGAGTCGTTACAATCTAGAGTAAACCCTGCTGTTAAATTGCTACATGCCATAGTTTATACTTTGTTTTTTTAGTTAAAACTAAGGCCCGAAGGCCCTAGTTATTGAATTATGCTAATCCGTTTGTACCGAATTGATCTACTTGGCTTACTGCCACGCCTAATCTCCATTTTGCAATGAATTTTACAACGTCTTGACCTTTGTCAAAGAAGAAAGATACTGTTGAAGAATCATCTTCTAAACCTGTACCTGCTACGATCATTGAAGAAGGACCTGCTGCTACGTAATCAGAACCTGTAAGACCTGAAGTTTTTACAACTGTGATGTTAGCACCTGGTAATTCGAAAGATCTACCGTCGCCTTGGTCATAGTGGTAATAGTTTTGTGCAACTAATGCTCTTCTTAAAGTGTTGAAGTTAGCTGGAGATACGATCATAATTAGATCTTCTCTATCTTTAGATGCTTCGTTAATTGCATCAAAGATGTTTAAAGCTTGCTCTACTGCGTTAGCTAAAGTCCATGCTGCTGGAGCTGCAGATAAAGTAGCACCGTTTGCTGCTGTTACTTGATCTTTGATACCTGTTCCAGTACCGTCACCGTCGATTAAGTAAGCTTCGTTGTATTTTGAGATTCTCTTCACGTAGTAATCAGCGATTACTTCTTCGAAAGGAACACTCTCTTGATTTGCAGCTGCAGACATTCTCTGGCTTAACCAGTAATCTCTAAGCTGTTCCGGACATAAGTCCATTTTTACTTGTTTATCTCTGATAACTATATCTACCTGAGAAAAGTTTACATCGCCTGATGGATTCCATCCACAAGCTAAGTCAGCGACGTTTAAGTCACCATCCATTAAATTGATTGCTACTGTTCCAGCAGAAAGATTACTCCTTAAGTCTACATAAGACATAAGGTCAGTATCTAATACTGCCTTCGCAATTAAATCCATTGATGTTTCATCTGTGTACACACTAAGTGCTGTTAAATCAAATGCCATAATTTAGTTTTTTGTTTTTAATTGTTTTGGTTATTTTCTGCTCTTACGTAAAGCAACAATTCTTTCAAATCTTGCTTCTGCTGTAGTAGCTCTTTTTTGTGCCTCTTGTGAGAAGGTGTTGGCAACCTTTTTTGCTGCAGGTTCATCTGCAACTTCGTTAAATCTTGAAGTTAGAACACTAAGCTCTTCTTTAAGTTCTTTAATCTCATCTCGGTACGGCTCTAACATAGTTGCAATGCCTTCTAGCATTCCTTCTACATCAAAGTCTTTTTCTTTTACAATTACTTCTTCTTCCTCTTCGAAAGATTCTTCAGCTTCAGATACTGACTCTTCAGAGCCTTTATCTTCAACTTTAGTAATTTCACCAGATTCACCTACTGTGATTAATAAACCGTCAGTCGTGGAATGTAACCCTTCGGGTGCGAATGGATCTTCTGATGCACCCTCTCCAGCTCTTACAAATAAGATTGCTCCTGGTTGTAATTCACCTTCAGTGTACACTTCTGTTCCATCAACTAAAGTAGCCTCCGCCATTTTAGTTTCCGTAACTTCTTTAACTTCTTCAGTAGCAGCGCCGAGCATTACTCGTAGCTTGCTGATTGCGTCGTTGACTGTCATATACTGTATAAGTTTATTTAGTTTAATCAGGCCTATGCCTGACACTTAGAAATATGTATCTGGCTTATATTGACAGAAGTTCCTTATTTATACTGATTGTAAATAAGCAAGTTTTTGCAAAATAATTGCCATTTAATTTTTTTATGTCAAATCTTTTTCGTATATTAGTACTATAATTAATAACAACAAATAAACATTATGAAAGTATTTAAAATGAATGAAATTAAAAAGTTTGATGCCAACATGGCAAAAATAGGCTATATGTATGATGACATATATAATGGCGATTGGTATTACCGAAATAAATCAGGTAAAGAAATTAGACTTGTAGTCGGTAGCGATACAATCTATGGTGTAATAGTTAATAACGAAAGGGAGTTTAGTGCCAGTAGTATTAGAGGCCAAGCTAATCTATTTAAAAAAATAGTTAAGACATTAGATGCTATAAAAATAAGAAAAAAGTCAGACGAATGGGTTGACGCTTGGGAAGCTAATCAAAAACTATTGAAACAAACTAAAAAGTAGTACTATAACTAATATGGAAACATTAATACACGAGTTACTTCAACTTCAAAAACAAGTCAATGGCGATCTTCTTCAAGAAGTTAACGAATTTATTGATCTTGCAGAGGAAATCAAAGATATGCCACAAGAGTTTGACGTAGAATCAGAATTAGAAAATATTAAAGGGTTTATTATATTTGTACAAAATGAAAAAGCTACCGCCTAAATTATCTATGGAGCATGCAAAAGTCCTCAGAGCCAAATGGCTCGAGGGCACTAGCATTAATACATTATGTAAGCAATATGACCTAACTAGGCACTCTGTTAAGTCTATCTTAAAAGGTAAGACATATAATAAGTATGGCGAACATGCCAACTTATATGAAGAGAAGTTTACTGGTCTTTTTTAGACTTTCTACGTATCTCAATTATTCTTGCAACATTCAGAATTATCCCTGTTGCAAGTAGAGACATGGTCATCACCATGTTCCAGTCTACAATTACAGCTCCCGCTCCCGCAAGTGTTGTTGCATTCGCAACTGAGTCTTTGATTTCGTCCATTATAGTTTAGCAGCTTTTTCAAGAAAGTTACCGGCGATTGAATAACCGTTAAGCTCTCCATTTTTAATTTGGTTCCAAGTCTCTTCATTGTTGATCTTATATGAAGCCATCCACGTTCCAGCTGGAACATTAAAGCCCATAGATGTCGATTTGTCCATTTTTGGGTCCTCCACAATCCAAGACTCAAGCAGAGTATTAGAAGTACTGATGTTATCGTCATGATTTATATCGGTATTGTTTTGTTTGTTATACTCAAAGAATTTACGTGCAATCTTCTTTATAGTATCTTTACTAAAGTATACGTGAAATGGATT